GCTTACTTGGCAGAGGCACAGTAGAAAAAGCGTTCAATATGCAAAAGGCTATTGATGCTCAGACTCGCTCACACCTAGATTCCTTGGCATTGACCACTAGCCCCATGATTGCGATGGATGCGACCCGTTTGCCACGAGGAATGAAGTTTGAAGTGAAGCCAGGGAAGGCGATCCTCACCAATGGCGCACCTTCAGAGATTCTTTATCCCTTTAAGTTTGGTCAAAGCGACCCCAACAACTTGGCTACTGCCAAAGACTTTGAACGTATGTTGTTGCAAGCAACGGGAACTCTTGATTCCCAAGGCATGATTAGCAATGTGGCTAGAGATGGTGGTCAAGGCGGTATGTCTATGGCTGTTGCTTCTATCATCAAGAAGTACAAACGCACTTTGGTGAACTTCCAAGAGGATTTCCTGATTCCGTTTATCCAAAAAGCGGCTTTCCGCTATATGCAGTTTGACCCAGAGCGGTATCCCTCAGTTGATATGAACTTCATTCCTACGGCAACCTTGGGGATTATTGCTAGAGAGTACGAGCAACAGCAGTTTATTGGCTTGTTGCAGACGCTTGGCCCGAACACACCTGTGTTGCCAATCATCTTGAAAGGCATTTTGACCAATTCAAGCCTATCTAATAGGTATGAGTTGATACAGATGTTGGACAAGATGAGTCAACCTGACCCAGAAGCACAACAACTGCAACAAGTGCAACAACAATTGGCATTGCAAGCGGCTCAAGCGCAGATTGCGGTGCAAACTACTCAGGCAGAACAGAATCGGGCAGAGGCTACCAAGTTGTCTGTCGAGGCTCAGTTGATGCCACAAGAGGTGCAAGCCAAAATGAGTGCATCTTTGACCAAGAATTTGCCAAGTGAGGCAGATGCTAACCAAAGAGAGTTTGATAAAAGGGTTAAGATTGCTGAATTGATGCTCAAAGAAGCAGACATCAAGAATAAGAGCAAAATTGTTGAGTTACAGATGGCGAATAAACAAGAAAACCTTGCAAAAGTCGAGAATGACTTTCTTGAAGAGTTATCTGGGAGCCTAAGAAGATGAGTGACATCATTCCAAACCTAGAAGACATGACCGATGCTGAGAAGAAGGCGGCACTTGACGCTATTCAGTTATCTATTGCCAAGTCAAAAGAGGTTCAAAAGCAACGCATTGGTGAGAACGTCAACCTAGTTATTGATGCCTTAAAGAAAATTGAAGCCGACATTCAATCTCGTTATGACTTAGTGGGAAACACACTAGAGAAGCGAGTTGCCTCCATCAAAGACGGAAAAGACGGAAAAGATGGAAGGGATGGCAAGAATGGAAAAGATGGACGTGATGGAAAGCAAGGCGTTCAAGGAGTTAAAGGCGAGAATGGACGCGATGGGCGTGATGGAATCGATGGTAATGATGGTATTGGTGTCTCCTTTGCTCGTATTGATTTTGATGGTAGCCTTGTCATTGGCTTGTCTAGTGGTGTTGAACTCAATGTTGGTGAAGTTGTTGCTCCTGATCTTGCGGAACGCATCAAAGTCATTACTAATGGTGGCGGCACTTCTCAGTCTGTCCTTGATACTCTAGCCTCCCTACAAACACAGATAAATAACTTGATTCCTAGTCAAACAGGAAACTCAGGCAAGTTTTTAACTACTAATGGAACTGTTCTTTCTTGGTCTTCTGTCGCTGGTGGACTGAGTTACCAAGGAACTTGGAACGCATCTACTAACACTCCTACATTGGCTAGTGGTGTGGGTGTAAATGGCTATTACTACATTACGTCAACGGCTGGTTCTACTAATCTTGATGGCATTACTGATTGGCAAATTGGCGATTGGCTGATGTTTAACGGCACAGTCTGGCAAAAGATTGACCAAAGCAACCTAGTTACTTCTGTTAACGGACAAACTGGTGCTGTATCTGTTGGAACTGTTACTTCTGTTGCGGCTACGGCTGGAACAGGAATTAGCATATCTGGTAGCCCAATTACAGCAAGTGGCACTCTAACAATTACAAACTCTGCTCCTGATCAGACTGTTTCGCTGACTGCAAGCACAGGCATCTCAACGAGTGGCACATACCCCAACTTCACGATTACCAATAGCGCACCAGATCAGACTGTGAGCCTGACTGCTAGTACGGGTATCAGCACATCAGGAACTTATCCTAATTTCACTATCACTAATTCTGCGCCTGACCAAACAGTTGCGTTGACTGCTGGCACAGGAATTAGCACAAGTGGCACTTATCCTAACTTTACGATCACTAACTCTGCACCAGATCAAACTGTTGCATTGACTGGAGCAGGCACAACTAGCATAAGTGGGACTTATCCTAACTTCACTATTACATCTAATGATGCTTATAGTGGAACTGTTACATCCATAACGGCTGGTACGGGTTTGACAGGTGGAACTATCACAACAAGTGGTACTGTGGCATTGGCTACAACTGCTGTGACTGCTGGCAGTTATACGGCTACTAACATTACTGTTGATGCGTATGGACGGATTACTTCAGCCGCCAACGGAACTGCTGGTGCGTCTATCAGCAACGATACAACGACATCGACTAACCTATATCCATTGTTTGCGGCGGCTACTTCAGGCGTTCCAACAACAATCTATACGGGTGACGCTAAGTATTTGTATAAGCCAAGTACGGGTGAGTTAACTGCGCCAGCGCACATCTCGTCAAACGGCATAAACATCAACTCAACGACTGTTAGCGCAAGTTACACAATAGCAAGCGGAAACAATGGCTTTTCGGTTGGCCCGATAACTGTGGCAAGCGGTCAAGCGGTAACAGTCTCTAGCGGTCAACGCTGGGTTGTTCTTTAAAGGATAAGCATGAGTCAAGTAATTATTGCTGGAGACACAAGCGGAACGATAACGCTACAAGCGCCAGCCGTGTCTGGTTCTACTACGCTAACGCTACCAGCGGCTACTGGTACTGTGATGGTTAGTGGCAATATGCCAGCGTTTAGTGCTTATCTGTCTAGCAATCAAAGTATTGGCAATGGTTCTTTGACAAAAATGCAATGCAATACAGAAGAATTTGATACTGCATCTGCTTATGACAACGCTACAAATTATCGTTTTACTCCACAAGTATCTGGATATTACCAAGTAAGCGGTGCGGCACAATTAAATTACACCTCTGCTTTATATTCATCTTTTATTTGTATTTACAAAAATGGTTCTGCCTTTAAATTTGGTAACAACACGATGAATACCAATGTGTTTCAACAAGTGTGTGTTTCTGCTTTAATTTATTTAAATGGTTCTACTGATTATGTTGAAATTTATGCCCAACAAAACTCAGGCGGTTCAGCCAACATTGGTGGTAATCAAAACACTTCTTATTTTCAAGCAGTATTAGTTAGGGCGGCGTAATGTTATACGACAAAATTAAATCAATTTATCCAGAATTAACTCCTTTTGATTTTGCCGCATCATGTGGCACTATTCTTTTGCAAAACGACTCTGACGGCAAAGGGGATTACATAGCCAAGTGGGAACACCCAACCCTTGCTAGACCTACTGAGGAACAGTTAGCATGACCACAACCCTAAACGCATCTACTGCTGGTGCTGGTGGCTTTATTGCTACTAGCGATAACTCTGGCTCATTAGCACTACAAACTGCTGGCACTACTGCGATAAGTATTGATACTAACCAAAGGGCGGCATTTGTAGCGGGTACAGCGGCACTTCCAGCCATCACCACAGCGGGCGATACCAATACAGGCATCTTCTTTCCAGCCGCTGATACGATTGCTTTTAGTGAGGGTGGTACGGAGAGTGTGCGTATAGACTCCTCTGGTAATGTGGGGATTGGTACTACTTCACCTAGCACAAGACTAAGTTTGCAACTAAGTAGCGCAACAACTTATACGACCTCTACTAGAACCAATCAAGGTTTAACGATATACAACTCATCCGCAACAACAAATGGGTTTACTGGAATTGAGTTTGTTGGTGAACCTACTTCTGGCAATGGTGGTATTGCTGGTATTGGTTCAGTAGTTACTGCTTCGGGTTCTGCTAATTTAGTGTTTGGTACAAGAGATAGTGCTACTTATGCAGAGCGTATGCGTATCAACTCTAATGGTGCTTTGTTAATTAATAAAACCACTCAAGCAGCGGATGAGCGCCTTGGAATTACAGGAAACTCAGGGCAACAATGTGCAATATTGGTTAGTCCAATATCTGGTGATTACGACATGATTAACTTCCGTAACACAAACGGACAAGTCGGTCGTATTGGTTGCAATGGTACTGCGACATCTTATATAACATCATCTGACTATCGGTTAAAAGAAAATATTGCACCTATGACGGGTGCATTAATCAAGGTTGCACAACTAAAGCCAGTAACCTACAAGTGGAAAATAGATGGTTCAGATGGACAAGGGTTTATTGCTCATGAACTTGCAGAAATAGTTCCTGATTGTGTAAGTGGTGAAAAAGATGCAGTAGACAAAAATGGGGATATTCAACCCCAAGGCATTGACACTTCATTCCTAGTAGCAACATTAACAGCGGCAATCCAAGAACTAAAAGCGATAAACGACACACAAGCCGAAACATTGACTCAGCAAACTGAGGCAATCAACGCACTAACCGCCCGTATAGTGGCTTTGGAGACAGCATGACTGTAAGCGTCTATTGGATTCGCTGTGCTGACCATACTGACATGACAAGTCAGGGGTACATAGGCGTTTCTAGTCGCTTTGATAGGCGTATGTGGGAACACTACAACCTAGAGGGTAATCGTCACCTTAAATTTGCTATACAAAAGTATGGATGGGACAACCTAGTTAAAACTCAGATACTTATTGCTGACGAAGATTATTGTTTAGACATTGAGCGCAAATTGCGCCCTACTGATGACATTGGTTGGAATTGCACAACTGGCGGTGGCAAACCACCAATAAGCAGATGGAATCTTGGCACTAAGGGATTGACTGTCGCTTGGAACAAAGGCTTGCCTTGGTCTGAGGAAAGACGAGAACAAATCAGCAAAGGTGTTAAAACTTTATGGGAAAACCCAGAGTATCGTGAGCATATGTCAAAAGCCCATAAGGGGCAAACATCTGCTATGAAGGGTAAGAAACATTCCCCAGAATCACTAAAAAGAATGAGCGAAACTAAACTTGGTAAAAAGCAAAGCCAAGAAAGTATTGATAAAAGAACCGCAAAATTACGGGGTAGGACTGCACCAAAACTGACTTGCCCTCATTGCGAAGCGATTGGTGGGTCTGGTGCTATGAGAAGGTGGCACTTTGATAACTGTAAGAATAAGGAAATACTATGCCATTAATTTTGTCGGGTGACGCTGGTATCACATTCCCAGTAACAGCGGGTAGTGCTTCTGCGGTGCAAGCATCTTCTGGTAGGGTGTTGCAAGTGGTAAGTGCAACTAAAACAGATTCATTTACTTCAACTACATCTGCTTCGTTTACTGACATTACTGGTATGTCTGCTTCAATTACGCCATCAAGTTCTTCTAGCAAAATATATGTAACAGTTACTGGTACTTGTAGTGGGCAATCTGCTACAAGTGGTTCACAAATTAGATTAGTTAGAGGAAGCACGGCAATTTGTATCGGTGATGCTTCTGGAAGTATGACTCAAGCCAGCACAAATTCATATCAAGCAGATTCAAACCAATCTACTCCATTTTCTATTAGTTTTTTAGATAGTCCAGCAACCACATCATCAACAATATACAAAATTCAGTTTTATATTACTGGTGGAACATTTTATTTTAATAGAACACAAGTTGACACTTTTAGTTCCAATGGAAGATATGCTTCAACCATTACCCTTATGGAGATAGCGGCATGAACCACAAAGCAATTCGCGCACTTTATTCAAATGTTGTCACTATTGATGACGGGGCTGGTGCTTTTGATGCCCAAGGCAATCAAGTAACTATTGATATGTCAGCAGTCAACGCATGGGTTGACCCAGAAGCATACAAAGCCAAGCGCCAAGCCGAATATCCCCCGTTTACTGATTATTTGGATGGCATAGCCAAAGGCGACCAAGCGCAGATTAACAAATACATAGCCGACTGCCAAGCGGTTAAAAGCCGTTACCCCAAACCATGAACCAAGAATTACAAAAATACTATGAAAATCGGTTCTCTACGATGGGAACTGATGGGTGGCTTGACTTAATGGAAGATATTGACAACATGATTGCATCATTGAACAATATCAGTACAATCCCTGACGAAGCGACTTTGCACTTTAAAAAGGGCGAGTTGTCAATTCTGACATGGCTGAGAACCTTGAAAGAGGTCAGCGAAAGAGCATACGAGGAATTGGATGAGAAGAATATTTGAATTTGCCTGTGAAAACGGGCATAAAACCGAAAGATTCTGTGATTATGAGACACAGAGTTTTAGGTGTGAGTGCGGAGATACAGCCAACCGCATATTAAGTGCGCCAGCCTTTAGGTTGGAAGGATGGTCTGGTTCTTTCCCGTCAGCGCATGGGAAGTTCGAGAAAAGCCATCTTGACAAGTTGAAGTCTGAACGTAAGCAAAACTCGTAACAAGAGCGAGTTAAATGTCCTGAGAACGATCAAAACGCAGGAAAAAGGAAAAATATGTTGATTGACAAAGAAGATGAGACGCTAAGTGAGTTAGACGCAGTTGAGGAACAAAAACAACTCCCTGAAACAGAGCCACTCGCCCAAATACCCGACAAATATCGGGAAAAGTCTTTGGAAGATGTGGTCAAAATGCACCTTGAGGCTGAAAAGTTAATCGAGAGGCAAGGTAAGGAAGTCGGTGAGATTCGTAAACTGGCAGATGAACTTATAAAGCAAAACCTTAGTTCTAACAAACAACCTATTGAGAAAGATGAGCCTGAAGTAGATTTCTTTGAGAATCCTAAAGAGGCAATTCGTAAGACAGTAGACCAACATCCCGATGTAGTTGCGGGTCGCCAAGCGGCAAACGACTTCAAGAGGATGCAGATACAGCAGAAGTTAACGCAAGAACACCCTGACTATGTGCAGATTGTTCAAGACCAAGACTTTGTGAATTGGGTGAAATCCTCACCTGTTCGCCTAGACTTGTTTGCGAAGGCGGATGGCGCATTTGACTACGATAGTGCTAACGAGTTGTTGTCAACATTTAAGCAGTTGAGAGGCGTGAAGGTTAAGCAAGCGAGTGAGTCTGGAGAGACAACCCGTAAGAATAACTTGAAGGCGGCTACTGTGGATGTAGGCGGTTCTGGGGAGAGTTCAAAGAGAGTTTATCGAAGGGCTGACCTTATTCGGCTGAAGATGACAGACCCGAACAGATACGATGCTTTGAGTGAGGAAATCATGCAAGCATACGCAGATGGACGGGTTAAGTAATTAACCTATCGTTTTTTGGAGATTTAACATGGCAACAGCATTTAGCCCGACCAATTCGGTCACAACCACCACCGCAGAAAAATTCATTCCTGAAATTTGGAGTGATGAAATTATTGCGGCCTACAAAAAGAACCTCGTTGTCGCTAATGCGGTAATGAAGATGAACTTCAAGGGTAAGAAGGGTGATGTGGTTCATATCCCTGCACCTACCCGTGGTTCAGCATCACTAAAAGCCGCTGAGACAGCAGTCACTTTGATTGCCGCCACAGAGACTGAAGTGCAAGTGTCTATCAACAAACACTATGAATATAGCCGTTTGATCGAAGACATCGTAGAAGCCCAAGCCTTAAACAGCCTGCGTAACTTCTACACAGCAGACGCTGGCTATGCCTTGGCTAAACAAGTCGATACTGATTTGATCCAATTGGGTCGTGCTTTCAATGGCGCAACTGTGGGAACAAATGACTATGCGACAAGCAATACAACTACTAAGGCTTTCATTGGTGGTGATGGCACTACTGCTTATA